AGCATATATCATGGCCAAGCATGCGGATGGAACCATTCCGGATACACCGGAAGAGTGGCTGGATGGTTTTAATACGTTCTCGATATATCAGGTGCTGCCGGAGCTCATTGAACTCTGGGGACTTAATGTTCAGACGGAGATCCAGACTAAAAAAAACTTCGAGCAACTGAGCGGGAAATGACAACTCCGCTATTTTTGCTTCGGTGCGTACAGTTAGGCTTATCGATGGCGGACCTTGAGCTGCTGTCGATAGGCCTGATTAACGACATGTACGCAGAGAGCAGGAATGATGATTATAACTATGCTGAAATAGCAACACAAGAAGATTATGACAGATTCTAAGCATCCTTATGGGTGCTTTTATTTTACGTTAAGGGAGGTGAGAGCGTGGCAAGTAGAATCCAGGGTATAACTGTTGAGATTGGTGGCGATACCACAAAGCTCTCGAATGCCCTCAAAACGGTTAATGCATCTATTAAAACGACGCAGACTCAGCTTAAGGATGTTGAAAAACTCCTAAAGCTGGATCCTACAAATACAGAACTTCTGGCTCAGAAGGAAAAGCTGCTGGCCCAGGCGATCAGCGATACAAAGGAAAAACTGCAGACACTAAAAACAGCAGCGGAGCAGGCCAATACAGCTCTTGCAAATGGGGAGATCAGCCAGGAACAGTATGATGCTCTTCAAAGAGAGATTATTGAGACGGAGCAGGATTTAAAAAAGCTGGAAACCCAGGCGGGCTCCACAAAGAAATCCTTATCGGAGGCATTTACTGAAGCTGGTACTAAAGTAAATGAGTTCGGAAATAAGGTGACTGCTGTTGGTACCGGAATGACTAAGTATGTGACCGGACCTATTGTGGGTGTCGGTGCCGCGTCCGTAGCTGCTTTTAAGGAAGTCGATGAAGGACTTGATACAGTAGCTACCAAGACTGGAGCAACTGGTGAAGAACTCAAAGGGCTGCAGGATACCATGAAGTCAGTTTATGGCGGCATGGCAGTTTCTGCTGCAGATGCTGGTACAGCGGTTGGTGAGGTTAATACCCGCTTTAAGGTTACGGGTACAACACTGGAAACCTTATCGACGCAGTTCCTGCAGTTTGCATCCATCAATAATACCGACGTAAATACGGCCATTGATTCTGTTGACGCCATCATGAAGAAATATAACATCGATGCGAGTCAGACAAACAATGTGCTGGGACTCCTTACAAAGGCCGGCCAGGATACCGGTATCTCGATGGAGACATTGGAAGGTACCCTTACATCAAACGGTGCTGCCTTAAAAGAAATGGGCCTGGATCTGACGAGCTCAGTAAACCTTCTGGCTCAGATGGAAGCAAATGGTGTTGATACCACGACAGCTATTGCTGGTCTTAAGAAGGCAGTAGCCAATGCTACAAAGGAAGGTAAGTCTGCTGATCAGGCTTTGGCGGAGACCATAGCAAGTATTAAGAACGCGTCTTCGGAAACAGAAGCACTGTCTATAGCTACAGAGCTTTTCGGAACCAAGGGTGCACCTGAGATGACACAGGCTATCCGTGAAGGCAGACTTTCTGTAGATGATCTGAAGACGTCTTTATCTGAATACGGGACGGTTGTAGAGACAACCTTTAATAGTACTCAGGATCCGACCGACCAAGCTAAGGTAGCATTTAATAACCTGAAGCTTGCTGGCACAGAGCTCGCAACATCGATGTTCAATGCTGTGGCGCCGGCCCTGCAGAGTCTTGTGGCCAGTTTGCAGAAAGCTGTGACCTGGTTTTCAAACCTGGACTCAGGAACGAAGGAAACAATTGTAAAGATTGCTGCCCTTGTAGCAGCTATCGGACCGGTTCTTGTTATAGTCGGAAAAGTTATAAGCACGGTTGGTACGCTTATGACCATTATCCCGAAACTCTCCGGAGCTTTCACGGCAGTCAAGGGAGCGGTGGCAGCATTCAATGCGGTATGTGCCGCAAATCCGTATGTTCTTATCATAGCTGCAGTCATAGCGGTTATTGCTATATTCGTGGTGCTCTGGAATAAGTGTGAGGGCTTCAGAAACTTCTGGAAGAACCTCTGGGAAGGCATCAAGAATGTAATCAGTACAGCGGTTGAGGCGATTAAGAAGTTCTTCACAGCGGTTATCGATTTCGTGAAGAATAACTGGCAGGGACTTCTCTTGCTACTCGTGAATCCGTTTGCCGGAGCATTCAAGCTTCTATATGACAACTGCGAGGGCTTCAGGAACTTCATCAACAATTTCCTTACAACGGTAAAGAATCTGTTTATAAACATCTGGAATGGCATAAAGAATGTGTTCAATACGGTCCTGAATGCCATAAAGACTTTTGTGGTGGCGTACTTTACTTTTTATAAGACGATCATCACAACGATCATCAACGCCATTAAAACTGTCCTTACTACAGTCTGGAATGCAATAAAAACGGCCATTGAAACTGTGCTAAATGCGATAAAAACTGTGGTGACCACGGTCTGGACAGCAATCAAGACTACCATCACAACGATAATCAATGCCATCAAAACGGTTCTTACTACAGTTTGGAATGCAATAAAGACCGCTATCGAAACCGTGGTTAATGCAATAAAAACTACGATCGAAACTGTGTGGAACGGCATAAAGAATGCAGTCAGCACAGCCATGAATGCAATAAAGAGTACCGTGTCATCGATCTGGAATAGCATCAAATCTACGGTATCTTCGGTTGTGAACGGTATTAAGACAGCGGTAACTACGGCCTTTACGAATATAGTATCTGGCGTAAAGGAAAAGATGACCAGCGTATTCAATGCTGTAAAGGAAGGGTTCTCTAAAGTAAAGGAACATATAACAGGGCTTGCAACGCAGGCACTTCAGTGGGGCAAGGATCTGGTTATGGGTATCGTAAACGGAATCAAATCTTGTATCAGCGCTGTTGGCGATGCGGCTTCGGCTGTAGCGAACAAGATTAAATCATTCCTCCATTTCTCGACTCCTGATGAGGGACCTCTTGCTGAATATGAGAAGTGGATGCCTGACTTTATGAAGGGCCTGGCCAAGGGAATAGATAAGAGTAAGTCGATGGTTACAGATTCGGTTAAGGGCCTGGCAGAAGATATGGTTGTGAATCCTACGGTGGATGCAACCGCAAATATGCAGATGACACAGAGCCAGCAGACAAGTGCTCTGGGAGGAATACTATCCGGAATACAGTCGTTGGTTAATAACATCGGCAACCTTCAAATGAAAGAAGGTGATATTGTGGTGCCGGTTTATATTGGCGGTACTCAGATCGATGAGATTGTGCTTTCAGCACAGAACAGAAGAAATCTAAGGAGCGGAGGTAGAGCATAATGGCATTTATGAATGTTTTGGAAATCAATGGCGAGACGCTTCCGTTTCCTATGTCCTATGATGTAGACCTGACCGATGTTGAAGCGGAGTCATCCGGGGAGACGGAGGCGGGTACTACACAAAGGGATCTGGTAAGACAGGATGTGGCAACCATTACGGTTTCATTCTCCGTATCGAAGAGGTGGCTGGAGAAGTTATCAGGATTCAGAAATTTGGCACGTTTGAATGTAAGATACTTCTCTCCGGACACTCTTCAGTATAAATCCGCGCAGATGTTTATAGACGGATATAAAGCAAAGCTGGAGCATGATACTTCATACAAAGGGCTGTGGACAGTATCATTTACTTTGCATGAATTTTAGGAGGTGATAATTTGTACCCGGTAAGTAACGCTTTTTTGCAGAAGATAAAAGAAAATACAAGAGAATATTACTGGTCGGGATCAATTGTCACCACGCACGGAACAAGATACACGTTTCAGAATTCAGACATTCTCAAAGGCTCTGCATACATCAATCATAAAAGTTGCAGTGCAGATGAGATGGAGCTTGGCTCCGTGAATGCCGCCGAGATGAAGATTACTCTCTTTAATAACATCGACCGGTATACTTTAACAGATGCGGAGGTAAGGCTGACATACCACCTTCGGATAGATGAGAATACGGTCGAGGATGTTCCGATGGGTGTGTTCATCGTATCTGAGGCAAATAGAAATATTAAGACGCTGGAGCTTGTTGCTTATGATAGGATGCTCCTTTTAGATAAAGATTTTTCTGTTACAGATATGGTAGGGACACCTTACCAGATTCTTTCGCTTATGGCAGAAGCCTGCGGCATTCAGCTTGCTCAGACAGAAAACCAGATAAAAGCCATGACAAATGGCACCGAGACTTTTTCTATTTATACGGATAACGATATTGAGACATGGAGGGATGTTTTATATTATCTCGCCCAGGCCATGTGCTGCTTTGCCATTTTCAATAGGCAAGGTAAGCTGGAGCTTCGGCAGTATGGGATGAATCCTGTCTTTGAAGTTAATAATACGCATCGTTTTACAAGTTCATTTTCAGATTTCAAGACAAGATATACAGCAGTTAGTTCTACAAACCTCAGAACACAGATGGCTGAATACTATGCCCTGGAGCCGGACGATGGACTTACAATGAATCTTGGTACGAATCCAATGCTGCAGTATGGCTTGGAGGCAACAAGAAAGAGAATAATTGAGAGGATCCTTAATAAGCTGGCTGAGTTCGAGTATGTTCCTTTTGATTCGACAACGATAGGAAATCCTGCTCTGGATGTAGGGGATGTAATTGTAAACAGGGGCGGACATGCTGATGAGGATTCATATTATTGCATAACAGAATCGGAGTGCAAGATAAACGGTAAGCAGACATTAAAGGGGGTTGGAAAGAACCCACGCCTCGCATCTGCTAAGAGTAAGAACGATAAAAATATCTCCGGGCTTATTAACCAGGCTGAGGAGAATAAGATCATATACTATAAGTTCGTTAATGCATACGACATTAATATTGCAACGACGCCTACTGAAGTCATATCGATAGCGTATGTTGCAGTTGAGGATACAACGGCCATGTTTATGGCGCAGGTGCTCATTGAAACAACTCCCGCTGAGGAAGAAGAGGATATTGTTCTTAAGGTAACCTATAAGAAGGGCCTGGAAGAAGAGACTACATTCTATCCGATAGAAACCTTTAAGGACGGGAAGCATATCATGGCACTTTTGTATCCGATAACGGTGGGAGAGAACTCAGATAATACGTTCAGTGTTTACATGAACATTATTGGAGGTGGATCCGCTATTATCAAAGCCGGAAATATTCGTGCTACGATATCCGGTCAGGGACTTGCTGCAGGTCTTAATATCTGGGATGGCAAGATCGCGGTTGAAGATGATTTCAGCGATATCGTTTGGAGTGTTCCGGGATATTCAGTTGAAAGATATGTCGATTACCCGAATATCGCTATTAAGGGCCCTGTTAGATCTGACTTAGCTACAGACTTTGGACGTTTGTCATTTGGCCAGTGGATTTTCACAGTTAATGAACTTAACGAGAATCTCAACGCTGAGCCTATGGTCAGATCGTTCACAGTGGATCATATTTACCCGCCTTCTTATGATGCTCGGTATGTAGAAGTTGTGGATAATGCATTCTGCCTGATTTCCGACTTCTATGTCCCTTCAAGCACTGAGGGAACAGTTAACTATGGACGGACTTCGGTACTCTCCATTGACACGGAGCAGTTCGATTCTGTCGGAAGTATCGAGGTGATCAAATGCTGATTGATGAAAGTTTATATTCTTGGAAGCCACATGCTCCTGAGCCCTTTGTTACAGAGGCTGCCGGGAGCATTTCTTTTGCGCCAGATGCCAGAAGGGTATATATGGTAGAGGTGGCCGG